ATTCATCATCTCTTCAGTTGCAGTTCCTTCAAGACTTTCTTCTCCCAACTCGTCTGTTAAAAGAGAATTTAAAAAGTCTTTTTCGTCTGTTGCTTGAGGATCACTCGGAGCAAGCCTTTCAGCAATCCGATCATCTAGATAATCTTGACGAGTAATGTTGTTAGGATCTATTCCCATCTCTTTAAGTTCTTCAACCTCAAACTCACCAAGTATTATTTCTTTCATCTCCTCAGCATCATACATATCTGAGTTTTCTCTGAAAACTGTATCAGTGTAATCGTCATACATTTTCTTGAATGAAGAAAGGTCTGTTAACCTAAAACCTTTTGGAATAACTTTTTTAACAACTGGTGCGATATCGTCAATAATTTTAGCAACAGGAATATTACTCAATGCTCCTGCTGCGACTGGCACAGATGCTGCACCTTGAATAAATTTTCTTCTACTGAGGTCTGGTGGCTTAACATTTGTCTCATCATCTCGGACAGTCTTTGGTCCAGGAGATGTTATCAGTGGTTCTTCAACTTGTGGGATCTGTAAGTTGCTCTCATCAGCCAGACCTTTTCTGCTGAGGTTTGATAAAAATGATCTAGCAGGTTTTGTCATGACCTTTGTAAGAGGGAATGCTTCAACACCTGTAAAAACTAAGCCGACTGTTGGTGCAACATAATCAAGACCTGATTGTGCTTTATCAAAATCTCTTTTTGCTTCTTGACCTCCGAACAATAATCCTGCAGGTGTAAAATCTAAAATACCAAGACTGTCCAGGATTCCTTGTGATGGGTCGGTGGTGCCTGTAAAACCTTGTGCAATATTGCGAGCACCACCTCTGCTCAATCCACCATATTCTGTAAGTAAGTTTCGTATGACTGCTTCTGTTTTTTCTCTGAGTGTTGGGTCATAAGGTTCAAGTGTTGCACCTTCTTGACTCTGAGAAAAGATTGGCTTATCTTCACTCATACTTGACCTCCTGATAGTTCTCTGGCCAATATCTTTAATGTATCTTGAAAACCTTTATCAAGTTCTTTTGCAGCTTTGGCAAACTTGCGAGGACTAACTTCCTCAGACTTGATTCCTCTTTTATCTAAAAAACTTTTTGCTGCTCTAATCTCAGCTTGTGCTACTTTTTTAATTGCTGCTCTGCTCATATGTTATTTTCCTTTACTTAATGCAGAAAGAGCACCAACAGGAATCGTATCTTCATTTGGATAAAAAAGACCGACCGATGGTGAAATCTCATTTGATATATAACCTCTGTATCCCAAATCTTTAATAACTTGTGAGACCTCTGGGTTTTCTAAATACTCAAATTCACCAAGCATATCTGTGATGTCGTGCAGATTCGAGCCTTCAGGCAGTGCTTTTTTAAATTTAGAAACATGTTGTTTATTATTAGGGTCAAAAATATTTTTCTTAGAGTCTTTGATTTTAACTTCATAAATAGTGGGAGCACGACCTTCCTCATCAAAATCTGTAAAATAAGTTCCTTCATATCTTTTCTTAACCTCAGATTTTTTCATTGGTCCAGGAATTATAGATAGATCTTCTTTTTCGATAGGTATTTTATCATAAAAATTATCAAACGATTGAAGTGCATATCCTTCAGCATAATCTAAATCTGGGGTGAAATAAGTTGCACCAAGAGGATTTGTCTCTCCCACATTACTTGAAACTTGAGGTCTGTTAACATCAAATTTTTTTATATTTGGATTATCAGAGCCATGATAATAACTTTTCTTGCTAAAACTTTTTAAAAAATCAACAGCATTCTCGATAGCTGGCTCTACTAATTTTTTAAGTGCACCCATAGCTAACCTTTTTTATTTGCAAACGACGAGCCTGTTAAAATTGCTCCAAATGCTAAATGAAACAAACCACCACCCAAAAGTGTAAATGGCTCGTGCTGTCCTGTTAGTTTTTTCATCAATTCCATTTGAACCATTGGCTCCTCAGTTGAATTTATAATCTCCATAAATTGGGAGATGTCTGGTCTGTTCAGTCCCCACCACACTGGGCAAAACAGAAAGTCGTAAAAGCAAATCACTAAATAAAATATAAGTGCAGTCCAACGCCAAGTTATCGTGCTCTTTTCGTGTGCAGTTAGCTCCTCCATTTAAACGCAAGGTGGTGTACACATAGCTTTGTTAACTCCATAAATCATGACAACAAAAAGTATTGCCAATCCCAATCCAATCCATATCCATTTGTTTTTCATCACCAAGCCTTACAAGACCAATATCTTGCCTTTGTTTTTGGTCCAGGAGTATCACAATTATGTCTTGAGCGAAAGTTGCTCCTGCGACCTTTTTGATTCTTTTTAATGCGCATGTTTGGGTCGCCGAATGTTACTCTTTTAACTTTCTCGCCATCTTGAACGTAAACAACAGACTTCTTTTTCCCATAACTGGGTTCACCTTTGCCTATGCGTCTAGGTTTATTTAATGTAACTTTGCGACCTTTGTAAGTTGCCATTACTTTTTCTTCTGTGATGGTGTATGTACTTTTTGTATTTCAAATGTAGCTTTTTTTACTGCACCTTTGTGTGGTTTGTAATCACCTTTCATTAATTTAAATCCGCTACCAGCTTTCATCCAATGAAAACCTTTTGGTGCATCAACTCCTTTTTTTGGCATTCTTTTTTCCCTTCTTCTTTTTTGCTAACTTTTTTAAATCAGCACCTGTTATTTTTTTACGAGGTGGTGCCACTGCTGCGAGTTTCTTTTGCTTTGCTGAATACTTTTTAAAAGGCATTACATTACCTTCAGTTGACCATGACCAAGGATCTCATCCATCATCTCAGACATATCCCCACCACTGTGGACTTTCATGACCTTAACTTTGACATCACCCTCTTCACTTTCTTCTTCAGACTCAGCCCCAACGCCATATTCCATTTGATGACATAGCAACAAAAAGTTTACAAGTTGTTCATCAGTCATCTCAAGACCTTCAGAGTCATGAGCAAAGCCCATCTTCTCCATAAACAACTCTGCGTTGTGATCCATATTATCTACATTTATTTCTGCCATAGCACTCTCCTTTAGTTATAAATTTGTGTTCCCTTTTTAACTTTCTGCATTTTGCAGATCGCTGTGATCTTTTTTCTTTCTTCTCCTGGCTCTGGTGGTTGCCTCATAATCCTGCTCGCAAAGTATCTGCACCTGTTAATATCATAAAAATGTATTGTTGGTGGCTTGACTGCTGTGCCAACGTAAACTGTAAGAGCAAAAACAAGTTCCATTACAACCACTCATGCTTTAACCTCTCGACCATACCTTTGTAAGTTTTAAAAGCAGAATCAAGATCTCCTTTATCAATGTGACTGACTGATATGTCAATCTGCTCACCGACCCAGTTCCAATCACTGTGGTCTTTGGGTATTGATGCCACTATCTTAGGAGCGACAATATAATATTCTTCAACAATTTCTGGTATGTTCGCCATGTATGTATCTCTAAAGTTTCTTAACTTTGTAAGAGTTGGACCATCGTCTGCCTCACCTCTTTGCTCGACTATCGCAGTCGTCAAAAAGCAACCACCACCTCCAGAAGATCCACCACCTGAATCATTATCGTCATTTGAACTACCACTTGATGCAGAATCATCACTTGAGCTACCTGAATAATCAGTTATCCCGAGAGCATCACCAATGCCTCCAAAGAAGTCTCCGACAGCTCCAAAATTACCAACCCCATCAGAACCACCACCAGTGAAAGTATCGCTGACTGCTGAGCTGACTGATGAGGCAGTATCAGATACAGTTGAAGTAAAGTCATCTACAAAACTTGATCCTGCGTCTGAGATACTTGTTCCCAAATCAGAGAATGAAAAGCTATCATCAGCAGTTGTTTCAACTACGTTGCTGGTTGATGCTGCAGCATCGTCTGCAAAGGTTGTGCCAGTTGTTGTAAAAGTTGATGTTGTATTATTATCTAATGTTGATCCTTCAGCTGGTGACACCAAGCTAAAATTATCCAATGCTCTACTTATTACAGTTCCCTCAGGATTATAATTCTGGTCGAGAAGAGATCTCATTAAATCAGAGCCGAAACTTTCCTCAGCAACTGTATCAATAGCTGGCGCATCCATGCCTGCTCCTGCTCTCAGTTCGCTGGCTTGAATTATCCCATCTTGGTTTGTGTCATACTTTTCTTGATCAAGTAAGTTTGTCGCACCTGATACAACTTCACCAAAACCAAATATTCCTGGCTTGATTGCCAGTGGAGTGTCAACACCTTCAATTGTTCCTGGAGCAAAAAACTCATAACCCTCTGTTCCTTTTTCTGTCTCAGCATAAGCATTTTCTAAATCATTAAGGCTCAACTGACCCAATACACCAATCAGACCTCCACCACCAGTATTAAATGGTGTCCCCCAAGAAGTATCTTCAAATGTAGGATTAACGAGAGCAGAAACAATACCTAATCCACCAAACAGAGGATCAATAGCTGTGCCAACAATCTGATCAAGTGCAAGGTTAGTTCCAGCATCTGTTATATTTACACCACCGATCCCAGGAATATTAACATCGCCAAAATCAAATGGCAACTGACTACTTAACTGACCTTTTGCACCACCACCACCTTCATCTCCTGATTGCCCATCAAACAAATCGCCTATGATTGGGATGTCACTTAAATTTATTCCTGTGCCTGTGCCTGTGACTTTTTCACCACCAGTTGTTACTACATTATTTGTATTATCAGAACCACCACCAACGACACTGCCTGTATCAGTTGCATCTGTCATTGTTCCGTCATCTATAACTTCACTAGCATCAGCAAGTTGGAATATTTGACCATATGGCTCAAGTGCACCAAAACCTTGAAAACCACCTTTGCCGTATATAGGTGCTCTCTGGCCAGAAAGACTTGCTTTGTATGCAGCCTCATCACCAGAACCAAAACCTAAAACACCACCGACATTTGGTTTGCTTGTTTCATCTAAAAGGCTTAATAAATTTTCTGTTGGGACATAAGCCATTACTTCATCCCTTGTTGTTGCATTGCATTTTGCATTGCTCGCATCTCTGCCTCAGAAGTTGCCCCAGAGCCTGTTGGTCTCATCTGAGGTTGCATTGCATTTCTTATTGCTTCAAGTGAACCCATGTTCTGAGGATTGCCACCTGTTCTTTCTCTTATCTCTTTAACCTTTTGTTGAAGGTATGCCATCATGCTGTTCTGGTTAGTTGGGTCAATGACTGGTGTTGGCATATCTGCTTCTGGCATTGGGACATTTGGCATTGGTGCAGTATTTTGCATTCCTCTTTGTGCTGCCATCATTGCTGCTTCTTGATTTGATATGGCACCTCCTTGAGGAACTCCACTGAATGCTCCAGGATTGACTGGTGCCATGGGAACTACATTCGTCATCATAGCAACTCGTCTTGCTGCCTCATCAACTGTTTCAGCCATCTCTATTCTCCATCTGCATTTTTAAAATATTCTTTTCCCTTTCGAGTTGTAACTCTGCCTCAAGTTTTTTAACCTTTGCTTCAAGTTCTGCTTGCACTTTCATTTGCTGTATATCAAGATTCTGTTGTGCTTTGGCTTGGTCAATAGCAATATCGGATTGTGCTTTGGCTTGGTCTGCTGCGATCTCTGATTGAGTTCTTTGTTGCAGTGATTGTGCTTCAAGTTGAGCAAGTTGTTGTGCATATTGCAATGGATTCTGTTTACCTTTTTGCAATGCTTCAAGAGATCTGATTGGTGCCATTTGAGGAGCTTGTTGAACAACTTGTGCAGCTCTCTGACTTATCATCATATCCATTTGTGGGTCAATGTCGTCAAACTTAAATTTAGGATCACGGATATTTGGCAGTGTTGGCAGTGGCATCCCGATGCCTGCCTCCATACGTTGACGATATAATAAGGCTATGTGCTCAGCAACGTGAGCAATCAACACTGGTTGTAAACCTTTTGCTCCAGGATTGCCACCCAGCGATGGGTCTTGTAAAAACTGTAAATGAACTGAGATGTGAGCATCATGATCTTGCTCAGGAAAGGCTTTGATTGGCTTGCCATACATAACAGACATGTTCTCGTCTATTGGGTCAATCCTTGATGCCTCAAGTGGCTCTTTTAAAACCTCTTCAATATTAGGGATGCGGATCGCTTCATACATCCTTTTGTATGCTTCGTATAAATCATGCAGCTGGGGTGCAGCTCTCGCCATTTCTAAAATAGCTTGGGCTTGAGCGATCCGCTGTGCAGTGCTAAAGATATTCGGGTCAGATACAGGGAGGATATCAATCCGATCGTTAAAATCTAAAGCATACACAGTTTGAGACGACCCAGAGACTGCAAACTCAAAAGACTCAGGAAGATATAATGCGTTGAGTTTAGCTAGCAACTTGAACTCTTGTCCTTGAGAATAGTGCAGTCTCTTGTGGATCGCCGAGAACGACTTTGAACCTTGCTCAATAAGAGCAACAGTAGATCCAACTGGGGCATTAGGATTAACGTCCCCAACATTCAAGTCAGCTGTCGCTGCGAACCTCTGACCAGATTGTACGATTAAACCAAGAAGATTAAAAAGTGTGCCTGATGGTTCTTTGAAAGGCAATGGCATGATTGCTTTGTTAACATCATCAGTCGTCGCATCAAGGTCAACAAACTCTCCAGGATTGACATCAATGTCGCCACCACTCACTCTGCCTTTTAATTTAAAGCCACCTTGCATATTTGCAAATGCAGCTGAATCAAGCAATGCTCTAAGTGCACCTGTTGCAGCTTTGCCGAGTCCACCAATCATATGGTAAAGACCAAAACCATAAAAGCCAACTCCAGGAAGGAACTTATAACTTACAAACCAATCTCTGCGTTTGTGAGATCCATCACCTTCATCCCAGTTCCTGCGAACTGAAACAATTTTTTGAGAATCATAGTCGATTGTTATGACATAAGGCAACATAACTAAATTTTCAGAGTCTTCGTCCTCAACACCATCGATGCCTTCAAATGCTTCATAAACATGCATCTCTAAAAGAGTTAAGACTTCATCTTGCCCATCGTCGCCATATTGGTCAACACCTTCAATGTCTGTTGATAAATCGCCTGATGGGTCAATACCATCGCCATCATACTTAACTGGCAGATACCAACCTGCCTCAACATATCGGTTGTAATCATTTTTTGGGATTCTTATAACTTGTGTGTATCTTGGTGATGTATAAAGATCTGTGCTTTCTGGCGCAACAACAAAGTCTTCAGCCTTGACGAACTTAGCACATTGACGATCCATATTTGCATCCCACCAAACCTTTTTAAAAGTTTGACCCACAAGTGGCAGTTGGAATAACATTTGATCGAGGTCAGGGAAATACTCAGGCATCTGCTGAGTGATCTGATAATTCATAAAATCTTTCACACGACGAGCCTGTTCTTCAGTCTCTTCATTTGGTTCGCCGATAATGACTGTTTTGACTGGACCACCTGCAGGATATAACTCTGCGATGGCTCTTGCATTAAATTGTGTTGCTGCTTCTGCGATCATAGGATGAACAACTGTGCTCAAACCTCTGGTTGCTCGCTCTTCTTCTGATTCCTCTAAACCACCATCTGGGTCAAGAGTCTTTAAACCTTGCTTGTATCTTTCTTCCCACTCTGACCTTGCATTCTTATCATTGTCATAATACGAGACTAATGTCTCAGCTTTTCTGTCAAGTTCTTTTTGATCTATTGTTTCTGCTAGGTTGGCATCAAACTCTGTTGGCTGTTCTTGGATATTGTCAAGCAGTGGGTCGCCAATAAGAACCTCATCTTCGCCAAAACTCTCTGTTTGTAAGTCGTCTGCAGGTGCACCCTCTGCAAATGGAATCTGATCAGGTTGGATCTTAATTGGTTCTCTAGCCATAAATGCTCACCTTTTTCCTTTTAGGTTCATCCTCTTCTTCATAGTCCTCAGAATGAGTAACAAACCAACCTTTTCGCAACCTTAACCATGCCTGAGTGCAAGTATCAACTATGTCGTCATTCTCCCCTGCTGGAAATGCTGCACAAATGTCTATTAAATTTTTACTCCATTTTTTGTCAAAAGGAAAGTAAATTCTTCCATCTTCGAGCAAAGCTGATGCTGCATGGGCACGTGCTTCCTTGTCTCTGTCAGGAGAATAAGGGATTACAGGGATTCCTGCCATGCGTAAATCTTGCAATAAACTTTGACCAGATGCCTTCTTTTCTATCATAACTGCGTCTGGTTCATAGTCTTCATATGCCTCTTGTGCGATCTTTCTGAGTTCGGGATAGGTTACTCTGTCATACCACATGTCAAGAACAATAGCATTCATCTGGCCATTCTTGCGGAACACACCCCAAGTTGTTCTGGCTGAATATGATGATTTCTCTTTTGTTGAAAAGGCAGTATCCCAAGATTGTATAATATATTCTATGTCTGGGAGGTTGTCGTGTTCCCATGGCACCCACCACTCAGCACGCAATATCGCTCCACCTTTAGGCATCGGTCTTTGCTGCAGTTGACCTGCCGACGCATATGTGCCCAACGAGTTCTCAAGTTTTGATAAAGTCTTTTCATCAACCCTGTCTGGCCAGAGGAGTTCTCCATCTTTGGTTCTTGGGTCTGTGAAGTTGAGTGTTGATTTTGTGTGTGTTGGATGTCCGACTTCATATCGAGCAGGTAGGCATAGATGATCCCAATCATTGTATTCATTCCTTAATATATGTCCAGTTAAATCAGTTTCATGCACTCTTTGCATAATAATAATGAAAGCACCAGTCTTCGGATCATTGAGTCGGGATTGCATAGCTTGATCCCACCATTCCAAAACACCCTCTCTGACTGTAGATGATTCTGCTTCTCTAACATTATGCGGATCGTCAATGACAATAATGTCACCACCTTCACCAGTAAGTGCACCATCAACTGATGTGGCGATTCTGTAACCAGTCCTATTATTCTCAAATCTTTGCTTTTGATTCTGGTCTGTTGTTAACTCAAAGCTCTGGCCAAAGTGTTGCTTATACCATTGGCTGTCTATAAGTCTTCGGCATTTAACCGAATCTCTGACGGAAAGTGATGACGCATAAGATGCAAATAAAAATCTTTTTTGAGGCTGGATGGTCCAAGTCCACGCAGGCATCGTCACTGCCACAGATATTGATTTCATATGACGAGGTGGGATATTAATTATTAATCTTTTAATATCACCTTCAACAACTGCTTGCAAATGTTCGCTGATTGCGTCTATATGCCAGTTGTCATAAAAATCACGTCCTGGCTCAATCGTCTGCCAAGAGTTCTTGGTAAACTCCTTCAGAGACCTCTTCATCTTCTCTGCTCTCACTTCCGTCAATGACAGCATGTTCAAGGACTCTTTCAATTGTGTTGAGATCATTATCTGATAACCTTGTTATGTCTAAAATTTTCTTTTCCTCTATTTGAGCTTTCACTTCAACTGCTTTTAAATCAGGAACACATTTGCCCAATAAAGTTTTCGCAGCCATGACTCTTAACTCTGGGTCAGCTGCAATGTTACCTGCTTTTGTGGCCAAACCTTCAGAGTCTTTTGCATATACAGGAAACATCTCTTTGCCAGTCATAACTGCAGCAAGAAAACCGACAGGATCTGCTTGACCCATAATCCAGTTAATTGTTGCATGATGATTCCATTTATATGGCGATTGCCGAGCCTTCTTTTGATTCTTCATTGGCTCAACTGATTTAAAACGACCATCCCATTTCTCTGGCTGAACAGGTGGTCCATCTTTCACTGGTCTTTGGACGATTGTTTTTTCACCAGTGTTCTTTTTTGGTCGTCCTCTTTTCCTAGTCTCTTCTCGCATATTTAATTCCTTAAACCTTTGTTTCTGTGGTCAGCAGTTTGAACTAACTGTAACTGATTATAATTATTTTTTGAAAAAAAGAAAGCCCAGAATTAACTGGGCTAGTTTTGAGAGGATTAAATATGAATAAAACTATAAAATAATCCTCTCTCCTTTCGCTACAAAAGTCAATTTAAAAATAATGCCTGTGAAAATGTAAGGCAAGAGTTGGTTTCTGTCCAGAGTTCTTGATCCCAAGTCTCACAACCGAGAATCAAATTGATTCCAATAAAAACTATAAACCAAGCAATGACCAAACACATAAGTCCTGCTGCTGCTATCTCAATAACTTTTCTCATTTCTTTCTCCTCCTCATTAACTCAGCTGAGTATGTCATTCTCTGGTCGGCATAATAATTTTCCTTTTCAGGATTCCAACCTCTCATGGCAAGTTCTGCCTCACCACAATCCTTACAAATGAACTCAAGTTGCTCAATTGAACATTTTTTAGAATGCTGTTCCCATTCTTGAAATTGTTTTGCTGTTGCACCTGACATAATCATTTCCTTTCTCAATTGCTATCGCAGACCCAAAGGTTTCGGGTGGGGAGCAACCCCACCACTCATCAGTGCGAATCAGAAGTTGTAGTCGTAAAACTTTCTTGGCTCAGTTGACAGAACATGCTTACCATAAGCTGACTTCCAACCTTTTTTGCCGAGCCTTGCTCTGATTTCAATTGCATCAGGTGCTGATTTATAAGACCACTTCTGTTCGTCTTGATTAACACAATGGCCAGCAAAACCACCAGGAATGATTTCAGGTTTCCAGTTTTCATCCTTTTCAGCAATCATCTTTTTGATAACAATTGTTTTATCAGAGATAACTTTTACAATCTCAAAAGGCTCAACATCACTCCAACCATGCATATTTGCATAACCATATGAGAATGCTTCAACACTGTAAGTGTATTGAGTTGTGAATTCACCTCTGTGGCAATGGTGAGGCAAGTCAGAAATAACTTCCCATGCTTCTTTTCTTGAGCTGTAAAACTCTGATGGATGATGAGTTGTGCTGACTTTGTTAGCACCATAAACCTTTTGAAAATATCTTTCAGAAGTATGTGAGTTGCCTGTGTCGTTTGAGGTGACAGTCTCAGTAACTTTTATAGCGAATTGTTGTATCATGTTTGTTTCCTTTCTCAATTAATAACTTATTCTCTCTCTTTTTTAACAAAAGATCAACAATAAAATCACATAAAAACAAAAAAAGTTCCCAGACTCTGGGTTGCGTTTCCCCACACATTTGAGACTGGTTTCGCCCACTTTATCTTTTGTTATCAATCACTTAACAGCAACCGAAACCAAACAACCCAGACTTTCTGAAATTTCAAACAAATATTTTTTTCATGAAAATATTATCTTTATATAAAAATATACACAACCCATCGCTTTGAAAAATTCTTCTTTTCTTTTTGTAAAATATAAGGCATAGTATAATCGTGGTACTAAGTGGACATAGTTAAGGACTGTTCTCATCCGCAGTGGTGCTGATTAGTGGTTAAACCTTGAGAAGCCTGTACCACACCATTAGAAAGGATTTAACCTATGCATTGTGTCAAGTGTGGATATGAAACTACGAGAGTTCAAAACAGCTGTCGTTTGCATGGTTATTCTTTCAGAGTAAGATTATGTATGTCTTGCGACTTTCGATTCAGGACGAAAGAAGTTTTCCAGAGAGAAGTTAAGCCTTATAAAAAGAGCATGGCTGATAATGGCAAGCCAACTGAGGAAATTGAATACATATTAGACGTAAAGATTTAGAAAGGAAATTTAATGCCAAAAGTTTATATCGTGAACCGACCAATCAAAAATAAGTTCGGCTGGGTGCCAGACTTAACTGATGCGTCTCGCTATGGCTCATTGGAGGTTGTCTTTGAAGCAAATGACAAACCCCAGTTTCTGCCCATGCCAAGTATACAAAAGGCTCGTCGGATCATGAAGGACTTCTCGTCAGAGGATTATCTCCTTTGGCCAGGAGGTGGTGACCCAATTGCTGTCATGATTGCTTGCATGATTGCCAGTGAAAAGGCAAACACCATCAGAGTGCTCCGTTGGGAGCGAAACATAGATGAGGGTGAAAGGGATCGTCGTAAAGGTTATTACATGCCTGTAGCTCTCGAATTAAGAAAGGAAGATATATCAGCATGAGTGATATAGATCTGCTTGAGGATGTGGCACCAGCATCCAATGAATTAGGTGCAGTGACTGGAATGGCTCAAAAGATGTATGATCTTGAGAATGAGATCACAAATCTTGAAGAGCAACTAAAGTCAAAAAAGCAGGATCTCAGGATGTTGGCAGAACAGGACTTGCCCGATTTGATGCAGGAACTGAATCTGAAAGACTTTACTCTTAAAAATGGAGCAAAGGTTGAGGTGAAAGAAGTCATCTCAGGCTCTGTCCCATCTCAAGGTGCGATAGATCGTGCCAAAGAGGAAGACAAAAGAGTAGAACTTCAGATGCTCCAACAACAATGCTTTGATTGGTTGCGTGCCAATGGTGGTGGCGATTTAATTAAAAGTAATGTTGAGGTTCAATTTGGTAAAGATGAAGATGAAGCATGCAATCAGTTTACACAAAAATTGCGTGATGAAAAACTTTACTACAAACGTGCAGTCGGTGTCCACCCTGCAACTCTTAATAAATATATACAAGAGCGACTGGGTGATGGCAAAGATGTTCCACTAGAAATGTTCCGTGTTTACACAGGACGCAAAGCCAACATAAGGAGAAAATAATATGGCGAATAATGTACAAACTAAAAAAGAAACTAATGTAGTTGAATTTGACGATTCAATTCTGCTTGAAGATGCAGGTGCTGGTCAGGAGAATATGTCCCAAGAGGATATGATGATTCCAAGAATCAGTATACTTCAGGATGGCTCAGCTCAAGTTAAAAAAAGAGATGGTGCTTATGTTGAAGGTGCTGAGGTCGGGATGATACTTGACAATGTTGCTAAGGTTGCACTTGATGGAGAAAAAGGGATTGAGGTTATACCAATCAGCTACAGACGTGCTCACATTGAATGGAAAAAAGATAGAGGTGGCTTGGTCGCTGATCATGGCTCTGATTCATCTTGTCTTGAGAAATGTTCAAGAGGTGACAAAGGTGAATACTTCACTGATGAGGGCAATGAGATTGTCCCCACTGGTGAATACTTTGTTTTTATGGTAAACAAAGATGGCTCCCATACACCTGCAGTTTTATCAATGAGCAAGTCACAACTGAAGAAAGCACGTCAATGGAATACCATGATGAACAGACTTCAGATTGTTGCCAATGGTAATCAAATAAATCCTGCAATGTTTTGGACTTCATATCAGCTTACAACTATCCCAGAGCAAAATGATCAAGGTGCTTGGTTTGGTTGGTCAATTAAGATGAACCATGATGCTGATTCTGGAGGCATTATTAAAAAGCTGAAGAATGGTAAAGAAATTTATCTTGCAGCAAGGAACTTTAAAGCACAAGTCGCTCAAGGAGATGTAAAGGTTTCCCCTGAGTCACAAGACGATGATGTAATGTAATTGACTGCCTGTTAAAATATATTACATTATCTAGGGGAGAGAGTCTGACCTTAGTTCGCTCCTCCCCGACGACTCAGAAAGGAATCTAGATGGATAGTGCTTTAGTTAAAAAATTTATGAAACTGTTTAAAGGCTATGAGCTAGCACATGGTCAATACAGAGTTCAAAAAACAGAAGCAGATGGCAAAATGTCTGGTCGAGCAGTGACAGTGGCTGAGCCTGCAACTCAAGTAAATTTTGAATCACACTTAACTGGTGGGGATTATATATTAGGAATAATAATGTTGCGTGAAAATAACTCTTGCAATTTTGGAGTTATTGATGTTGACATTAGGGGAGATGTTAAATTAAATGAATCGCTTGAACAACTGGAAAAAAAGATTAACAAAACACCTCTGGTTTTATGCAGGTCTAAGTCTGGTGGTGCTCATTTATATTTGTTTTGTGAACCTGCTATTCCAGCTATTGACATGGTGGCCAAGTTAAATGAGTTCGCTGCAACATTAGGTTATGGTGGTGCTGAAATATTCCCCAAGCAAATATCTAGGGCAAATGAACGTGACAGAGGCAACTGGATAAATTTATGTTATTGGGATGGCGACAAAAGTGAAAGGCATGCTATTCACAATGGTAAGAAATTAAATTTAAAACAATTTGTTGCACTTGCTGAAAAGAAAACAACTACATTTGAAGAACTTGAAAATTACAAACCAGACCTTGTTGACATATTTAGCGATGGTCCACCTTGTTTACAACATTTGATGACTATGGGTTTTCCTGAGGGAGGAAGAAACATTTCTTTGTTCAATGTGGGTGTTTATTATCGTAAGAAGAATCCAGACGACTGGCAAGAAGATTTAATGAAGTTTAATTATGAGCATGTCTCAACACCTTTGCCCTCAAGTGAAGTCAATGGATTAGTTAAAGCAGTGAGCAAAAAAGATTATGCCTATACATGTAAGCAGACTCCCATATGTAATTATTGCGAGAAGTCAAAGTGCATGAAAAGGTCTTTTGGCATTGGTGGAGTTGCAGGTGGTGCTACAATACAGATTGATGCCATAACAAAATATGAAACTGAAAACAGATCATCAGTCAGATGGTACATTGAAATTCAAGGTGAAAGGATTGAGGTTACAACACCCCAACTCCTTGACCAAAGACAACTGCAAAAGATGTGTGTTGATAAATTAAATAAATGCCCAAGTACAATGCCTGCTCAAAGATGGGAGCAACGTATCAATGAATTGTTAAGTTCAGTTGAAGTTGTTGTTGACCCAGACGATGCATCCCCACAAGGTCAATTTGAAAAGATGCTTGATTCATTTTTGACTGGTAAAGTTCAAGCCAGACACAAAGATGAAATAATGAATGCAAAACCATGGCATGACTCTGATGAGGGCAAAGTTTATTTTAGGTCTGAGGACTTATTTATCTATCTTGACTCAAGACGTTTTCGTTATCCGAGCCAACATCAAATATGGTCGTGGCTCAGGAACTTGGGTGGGGATAGAAAAACATTCCGCATAAAATCAAAGCCTGTTAAGGTTTGGTCTGTGCCAGCACCTGATTTTTATGATGATGAGGAACTTGATATACCATCAACAGTGACAGACGAATTTTAATGGAAAAAGAACCAGAGAGATATTATGAGTGGATGCTCTGGAAATTAAGAAAGGAAAAAGATGAAAAGGTATGTCCAGATAATACTCGGACCACCAGGAACAGGAAAGACGACAACTCTGCTGAGGATAGTAGAGGACAGTCTGAAAAGGGGAGTTCCTCCTGAAAGAATTGCTTATCTTGCTTTCACTCGCAAAGCTGCATATGAAGCACAAGAAAGAGCAATGGCACAGTTTGGTTTTGAGGAAAGTAGATTTCCTTATTTCAGAACTTTGCATTCATTAGCCTTCAAACAACTCGGTCTTCAAAGAGACGAGGTAATGACCAATAATCACTATCGCAAGTTGGGCAAGGCTTTGGGTGTTGAGTTTAAAGGAATATACGATGAGGACTTAGGAATACACACTGGCTATGGATTAGGTGATAAATGTTCAAGAGTTGAGTCTTTAGCAAGAGTTGGCATGAGGTCAGTTGAGCAACAATATAATTATTCAAACATTGATGATTTGACTCTTCACGCAGTTAAGCAATATGACTTATCATTGAGAGCATATAAAAAAGAAAATGGTCTTTTAGATTTCACTGATATGCTTGAGCAATACAATTCAGCTTTGCCAGTGGACATATGCATATTTGATGAGGCACAAGACTTGAGTTCTTTACAATACAGAATGGCAATCAGCTTATCCTCTGAGGCAAGTGAAGTTTACATAGCAGGTGATGATGACCAAGCGATTTTTGGTTGGGCTGGTGCAGATGTAAATAAATTTTTAAGCCTTAAAGGTGACAGACATGTTTTGCCTCAAAGTTTTAGAATACCAAGGTCAGTGCACAATATTGCTTCCGATATTGTTAAAAGAATAAAAAATAGATATGCAAAACCTTGGAGCCCAAAGACTGAGGTTGGCATGGTTGATTATTTAGCTGATGAACAAGAGATTGATTTCTCTGACCAGAAAACATGGTTATGTATGAGCCGATCAAAATATTTGTTAAATCGTTTTCAAAAGGTAGTTCGTCAACAAGGTTATGGCTATGTATATAATGGTCAACACTCTCTTGAGTCTGATGAGACTCGTGCAATAACATCTTGGGAGAAAGTTCGCAAAGGCAAACAATTGACTTTATTTGAAACTAAAAACATGATACAATTTTTTGGATTCAATGTTAAGATTGAAAAGAAAGACTCTTATAGCTTGGCTGACTTTGGGTTGTCTGATGAAGCAGCAAATTATGATTGGATGAGAATGCTAAGAGGCATAGCACCAGACGAAAGAGAATATTTAAGATCTTGCTTGCGCAATGGTGAAAAATTCAGCGACAAGCCAAGAATTACAATATCAACAATCCATCAGAGCAAAGGTGGTGAGGCAGACAATGTTGCTCTGGCAACTGACATGGGCAGGCTGAGTTGGGAAAACTCTCACACAGATGAGGAGAACAGAGTCTGGTATGTAGCAGTCACAAGAACAAAAGAAAACCTATTTATAATGAGACCCAGAGGATTGAGACATTATGCGTTATGATTATAAGTTGTTGATTTTAAAGGAAAAGAAAATGCTTTTCTTTTTTGACAAAGTAGAGTATAGTAATTATATTGATTAATTGAGAAAGGAAAATATCATGGAAAATAAATGTTACGCAATCAACCTTAAAACTCACGAAGTTACAGCCTATGTTAACAAGAAAGTTGCTCAAGGTATGGGCAATGGTTCAGCACTCTTCACGAACATTGACGAGTTAGCTGAAAATCCAAACATGAGCAGTGACAGGTTAGTTTTAACATACAACAAGATTGCTGATAAGCCTGTCAAAAAATTCTCTGATAAAAAGACTGGTATCCAAAGAATCTTCAAACTTGTCGAAGATACACCAATCACCCCAACATATTGGGATTCAGGAGAATACAACCCCAAGCTAGGAGTAACAACTCCAAAGGAGAAAAAAGAAGTGGATAACGTCGTTCAAGTAAAAGTAAAGTCAGCTGATGCAAAGAAAGGTCGTTCATCGTCCTATGCAGGCAAAACAATCAAATGCCTAGTTGATGAGAATCCTCGTAGGCAAGCCACACATGGGTTTCACTCTATGGCTCTTTTCATAAATGCTGGTGGCAAAGGTGCCACGATGTCTTATGAAGACTACATTACACAAGGTGGTCGTCGTCAAGATCTCGCATGGGATATTGATAAAGGTAATCTTGAATTGGTAGGTAGTTAAATATGATTATCTATGGCGCAGGCTTGGCAGGTCTCCTAGCAGGGAATATGCTTCGTGGGTTTGATGTTGAAGTCCATGAGGCACAAAAAGAACTTCCCAACAATCATGGAGCACTGCTTAGATTCCGAACTGATAAAGTTGGGACTGCCTGCGCCATACCATTTAAAAAAGTTCGTGTTCACAAGTCCATCAAATACGATGGCAAACACCAAACATCTCCAAATTTATTTTTGAGTAATTTATATTCACAAAAAGTTACAGGAGCAATATTGAGTCGGTCAATAAATAATCTTGAGCCATCAGACCGATACATCGCTCCATGGGAACTTATAAACATGATGGCCAGGAATTGTAAAATAAGGCATGGCATGAGTCTGAGCAAAAGTGTTATTGAAAGGAATGATGTTCCTGTCATATCAACCATACCAATGCCCACATTGATGAAGATTGTAGGTTGGCCAGATGTCCCAGACTTTCCTCATCAAAAGATATGGACGCAAAAAGCAAAGATTGACTCACCAGAGTGCAATGTTTATCAAACTATTTATTATCCCGACCCATTGATACCATTTTATAGAATATCAGTGATTGGCGACACAGTTATATCAGAATATGTCAGAGAGCCAGAGCAAGGCATTGGTCCGCATATCATGACTGTGTTGAGGGAAGACTTCGGCATTCAACCTAAAAAGTTGATTGATATGAAACAATCAGAACAATTATATGGCAAGATCCGACCAATCAATGAGGATCTTAGAAAACAATTCATATTTGAAATGACAACCAAATATGGTATCTATTCGTTGGGTCGTTTTGCGACTTGGCGACAATTGCTTCTTGATGATGTTGTTGAAGACTGTCAACACATCGAGAGGTTCATCAGAGGTAGCAGTGGCTACACCAGACTAATGCATAATCAGAAAGGAATAAAAGCATGAAAGTAAAATTAATAAATGCGACTTCGGACGCAGTGAATCTTTTGTTGTTCACAAAGAACACCAGACTAATGAATGACGACGATGCTTATGAAAAAGTATCACAATGGGATGAGGAGAAGAAGCAAGCAGAACTTGACTACATGCTTCAGACAATCAGATCCTCTTGGGAGTTTATTGACTACACATTTGATGTCAGAGATGTAAGCAGAGGATTCACCCATCAGTTTGTAAGAACTCGTCAAGCATCTTATGCACAGCAGTCTCAGAGAACTGTTACAATGGAGGGATTTACCTATTACACTCCACCAAGACTTGAATTAAAGGTTAACGAATCTGCCAAACTAATATATGATCAAGCTATGGAGATGATAAACATGTGGTATCAAAACATGCTTGAACTAGGTATCCCAGCAGAAGATGCCAGAGGAATATTGCCTACAAACATTCACACAAACATTGTCGCAAAGTTTAATTTGCGGACTCTGAGTGAAATGGCAAAGTCTCGTTTGTCTCCAAGAGCACAAGGTGAATACCAAGAAGTATTCAAGTTAATGGTCAGTGAGGTTGTTAAAGTGCATCCTTGGGCTGAACCATTCTTGACACCAACTGAATGGGCTGCACCTTCAATGTATAAATCGCTTAACAAATAGGAGGCAACTATGGGCAGAGGCAATACAATATCTCAAGAAAAAGTTAATAAAATTCACAAAGACAAAAAGACTATGTCTAATGATACTTTGGCTGAGAAATATCGCATGACACCAGAACAAGTGAAATATGTTTTGTATAAAAGGAAACCTAAACCAGACATATCTTATGAGGAGTTGAATGCTGCCATGGATAAGATTGATGATGCAAATAAAAGGGCAAAGTCAATTATAAAAAAGACTATGGAGACTTTAAATAACTTGATCCCGAAACGTAAATAAAGTATAGTAAATATAACTGAGAAAGGAATTAAAATGAATATATTTTATTTGGATGAAGATCCTAGACTATGTGCTGAGATGCATTGTGATAAGCATTGCGTCAAGATGATACTTGAAACAGCACAGTTGCTATGTACTGCTCACAGAGTTTTAGATGGCGATGAGTATGCAGATAAGGTTGGTCTTTACAAGACTGCTTTTCAAAATCACCCATGTGCTGTTTGGACGAGAGAGTGTGCAGATAATTATTTGTATGCATATTATCTTCTTGTTAATCTTTGCGAGCAATATGAGTTGAGATATAAAAAGACTCACGCATGTGAGAAACTTTTGCCCTATCTCATAAAGATCCCTGTGTATATGTCTATTGATAAGAACTTCACAGACCCACCACAATGTATGCCAGACCAATACAAAGGTTCAGACACAATCAAAGCATACAAAGATTATTATCTTGGCGAGAAGATGTATTTCGCTCAGTGGAAGTTTACGGAGGTGCCATCATGGATAAACGCATAATCATTGTTGATCTTGACGGAACTCTTTCCGATTATGGTCATCGCATCCATCTTTACAAAGAAAAAGATTATGATGCCTTCAACAAAGCAGGTGTGGGCGACAAACCTATTGAAAATGTATGCAACCTTGTCAGAGAACTCCACAGTGAAGAAACTGAGATTGTTATCATGACTGCTCGTGATGAGAGTTGTCGCAAGGATACAGCCAAGTGGTTAAGGCTTAACGATGTGCCATGTGACCGATTGATCATGAGACGCATCGGTGATAACTCTTCAGACCCAATATGCAAACTCAAACTCTTTGAAAAGCATTTTGATTATAAAGATATTTGGTTTGTGCTTGAGGATCGCAAGTCAGTTGTTGATATGTGGAGAGGTGAAGGCTTGACCTGTCTACAAGTTGCTCCAGGAGACTTCTAATGGCAGAGAGAATAAAAGTGGTCGGCAACGACATTGAGTTAGATGATAAAAAGATCGCAAGGCTTTTTGATATAACATCTATACAAATGCAGGATTTAAGAGAAATTTTTGATAAGGCAAATGATTATGAAGCAGACGTTGAAAAAGCATACGAAGATGGGAAAACAGAAAATGAGTAAACACCCCATTGATTGTATTGAAGATGCTCTTAAAACTTTCAAAGAGCGAAACAAAGAGTATGGTGATAATTATATACAGCATGGCTCTGTCATGAAGGCTTTATTCCCAAATGGCATTGAATTAAAAACAGTTGAGGATTATAATAGGTTTGGAGTTATTAATATGATAGTTGCAAAGTTGACAAGATATTCTCAAAACTGGCCAAAGACTCACCAAGACTCTTTGCACGATCTAGGAGTTTATGCATTTATATTGGAGTCATTAGATGATAGTCTTTGATCTAGAAACAACAGGTTTGCCCAAAGCAGAGGGTTCTGACTTAGACATTCAACCTAAGATTATTGAGTTCGGTGCTATCAAGATTGATGATGATGAATTCAAAGAGGTTGACAGGTTTGAGTTTTTGTGCAATCCTGGTCATGAACTTGATCCAAAGATTACTAAGATAACTGGAATAACAGATGAGATGTTAAAAGACCAGAAACCATTTATCGCTCATTTTAAAGATTTGGCAAAGTTTTTCCTTGGAGAAAGCCACTTATCAGCCCACAACTTAACTTTTGACAGACAAATACTAAGGTTTGAACTTGAGAGAGCAGATAAGGTCACCAAGTTCCCATGGCCAACTGAACATATATGTACTATGGAAATAGGCAAGTCAGTCTGGGGAAAGTTTAGAAAACTAGCTGAAATATATCACGAAGCAACAGGAACAGAACATATGTCAGCCCACAGGTCTCTGGCTGACGTTGAAGCAACCATTGAAATATTAAAATGGTATAGAAAGGAGGGACACATATAATGGATCCAGCAACAGTAGGTTCAATCGTCGGTGCACTTATATTCATAATGATAAAATATGCGTTGATGTAAGATGTTAAATTTAAGAGTAAGAACAGAGTATTGTTTCCGCAAAGCCTATGGACCACTCAACAAGGTCATTGAGGCAACTGGTGGTGACACAATAGGTATCTCGGACTCAGGAACTTGGGGTCATGTGGCTTTTAATAATGCCTGCAAAAAAGCAGGGAAAAAGCCTTTGTTCGGAGTTGAGATACCTATTGTTGAAGATGCCACTGATCGGTCAAGACAACCAACCAATGAGATGAGTTTCATAGCAAAGAATAATGAAGGCTTGAAAGAACTTTATCAGCTTGTTACAAAAAGCACAGATAAAGATCATTTTTATTATCACCCAAGATTAAGCTATGAGCATCTTTTTGATATCAGTGATAATGTGATAATGTTTACAGGAACACACCCAATACTAGGACTGCTTCCTTTGACCAATAAAGCCAATATGTATTTTGAGCTGAATCCTATGACCACAAAGAATAATTTTAAGTGGGCTCAGGAAAAAGGTTTTGAGTTTGTTGCAACATCTGATAATTACTACCCAACAACAAAAGATAAAAAGGCATATCAAGTTCTTGTTGGTAGGAATAGGCAAGACAGAACAGCACCAATGCATATATTGAATGAATGGGAGTGGGCTGACAACTTACCATGGGCACCAGAATCAGCAATACAGAATACATACAAAATAGCAGAGCAATGTAATGTAGACTTGCCAACTGCTCAAATGATATCATTTCACTCTGATAAAACTTTACAACAACTTTGTGAAGAGGGAGCAGAACCAAGAAACATAGATTTAAAAGACCCAGTATATAAGGCTCGTCTGAAAAGAGAGTTGGACATGATTGCCAGCAAAAACTTTGAGGATTATTTTTATGTGATTGCTGATATGATAAATTACGCAAAGCAACATATGTTAGTTGGACCAGCAAGAGGTTCATCAGCAGGATCGCTAGTTTGTTATCTTATCGGGATAACTGACATCGACCCAATAGAGCATGACTTGTTGTTTGAAAGATTCATTGACATAACTCGTGAGGACTTGCCTGATATTGATATTGACTTTCAGGACGACAGACGTGAGATGGTTTTTGATTACATCAAAGATAAGTATGGCTCTGAAAAGGTTGCTCATCTCGGAACAGTGTCAAGATATAAAGCCAAGTCAACAATAGCAGAAGTTGCCAAAGAGTTAGGAATACCAGCTTGGGAAGTTAATGACCTCAAAGGTGCGATAATTGAAAGAAGTTCTGGCGACTCTCGTGCAGCATTTTGCATACTTGATACGTTTGAGGAACTTGATGTTGGCAGATTGGTCTTGGGTAAATATCCGCAGATGCGTGTTGCAGCTGATATGGAAAACCATGCTAGGCACAATGGTGTTCATGCAGCAGGGATTATTATTACTGAAGAGCCTGTAAGCCTTTACTGTTCTGTTTCAGGTCAGACAGGTGCAGCCCAGATTGATAAGAAAGATGCTGAGGACTTAAATCTTCTGAAGATTGATGCTTTGGGTTTGAGGACACTATCAGTGCTTCAAGATGTTCTTGATCAAGTTGGTTGGAGTCGGGAAAAGTTAATAAATTTTCAACTTGAAGACAAAGATGCTTTTAAAGTTCTTAATGATGAAAAATATGCAGGGATATTTCAGTTTGAGGGATATGCACTTCAATCATTAACTAGGCAGATGAAAATTCATAACTTTGAAGACATTGCTTCAATAACTGCTTTGGCTCGTCCTGGACCACTTAACTCTGGTGGCACAACTCAATACATCAAGAGGAGGACAGGTGAAAAGCCAGTAGAATATTTGCACCCAATGACTGAGGATATTACAAAGGTTACATATGGTGTTGTTGTTTATCAAGAACAAGTGATGACAATAGCCAGAGATGTGGGTAAGTTAAGTTGGGAAGATGTTTCTCAATTGCGTAAAGCAATGAGCAAAAGTTATGGTGAAGAGTTCTTTGACAGATATTGGCAAAGGTTTAAAGTTGGTGCTGAGGAAAATGGCATTGAAGAAGATGAAGCACAAACCATTTGGAAAAACATTAACACAATGGGATCTTGGGCATTTAACAGAAGTCATGCTATTGCTTATGGCATGGTTAGTTATTGGTGCTGTGTTTTAAAAAGCAAGTTCCCTCTGGAGTTTGCAGCTGCATGTTTGCGCAATGTAAAGGACGACGAGCAAGGTGTTAGGCTTTTGCGTGAGGTTGCTCGTGAAGGCTTGGGCTATAAACCATATGACAAATTTAAGTCTGGCATGAACTGGTCTGTACAGAATGGTGAGTTGATTGGTGGCTTGATAGGAATAAAAGGCATTGGTCCAAAGATGGCTGAAGATATTGTTAACAGACGTGAAATGAAACAACCACTGACACCTCGTCAAGAAAATTTATTAGATAATGGCGAAACACCATATGACGATATTTTTGAATGCGAACGTAGATTCGGACACATCAAAGCAGATCCTGCAGCTCATAACATCAAAACACCCATTATTGATATACAAGACCTTGAGGCAGACAATCCTGGGACATTTGTATTCTTC